CCCCATTTAATTTTCTTCATTTTTGCTTTGCAGTTCGGACACATTTCTTTGTCTTCTCCGTCTTTATGTCCACAATTTTTGCATTTGAAATATCCGATCGCCCAGCCGCCCATCCCTTGCACAACTTCCCATTCGCTTTCTTTCTCTTTTTCTGCCATTGCTTTTCCTCTCTTTCTCTAGTCTCTATATTCCTTCATGTCCTCTTTTGCTTCTTCGATCGCTACCGCTGCGATCCCTAAGATAAAAAGGACAAATAAAACCATTCCGACTGCTGCAATTATAAAAGCTATCTTCAAAAGTGTTTTCATTGCGCCTTGTCTCTTTCCATTCTGGCTTCGCATTTTGTCACGATCAGCCGTATTTTAATTATTTCGCTGTCTTCCAGATAGTCGCAGACTGTGGCAAGATCGGACGCTACCTTGTAGCGTTCCGCTTCTTCCTGTGTGAATTCTGGTTCGTCGTCTGTCTCTGTGACTGCTGCTTCTTGTGACTGCTGCCCGATAAACTTTTTTATTTCGTCTTCATTCTCCAGCGTGATTATTGCTTTCATATCGTCGATCCTACGTCGTCCAGTCCATATTCGCGCTTTCTTCGCTTGCAGTCTTCCAACATTCGCTCTAATATTCCCACTTCTTCTTCGCTCATGTAGATATAATACTTTTCAAGCATTTTCAGCGCGTGAAGCCTTCTGGCGTTTTTCCTTTCTTCTTCTGTCGTGTCGGTATCTGACACGCTTTCTTTCATTTGCTCCAGCGTTTGTTTGCTGTGTTCTTCTTCGTCTGTTTCTTCGTCTTCGTCTGCCTTTTCCTTCGCTTGCTGCCGTTCCTCTGCCATTGCTCTTATTTCTGCCGCCCTTGTTTCCTGTCCGTCTGCTGCCGCTTGTGCAATAGCGTTTTGCTTGTCTTCTTCCAGCTTGCTTGCTTCTGCTGCCGCTGTCATGTTCATATTTCCGGCGGCGAATTGTTCTTTGATCGCGTCCGTGGCGTTGTTTGCGATCTGCTGATACATTCCGATCGTTCCGGTTGCTTCTCCCATGATCGCGGCTATATAGTCGCGTGTCCGCGTTCCCTTCTCCGGCTTGAATGATCCGTCTTTCTTCATTTGCTCCAGAAGTTCTTTCCATTCCTGCGCTTCGATCATCTTGTCGTGGTCTGTCTGCTTTCGGTTGAATGTGTTGCCGATCAGAAGTTCCATTCTGAATTCTGTTTCCGTCATTTCCTTGTAGCGACATTCTATTTCTTTGAATTGTTCTTCGCCTTCTGCCAGAAGTAATTTGATCGCGGCGTGTCTTCTGTGTCCGCTTACAAGCCAGTATTCTTCGCCGACCTTTCCGACCACAAGTGGCTGTTGCAATGCTCCAGCCATGTGAATTCCTGTTGCAAGTTCGTTTATTTCGTCCATGCTGTATTTATTGTGTTTCGTGATTATAATGTCGTCAACGCTTAACTTGATCGGCAAATAACCTTCTGTCATGCTTCCGCGTGTCTTGCTGTTTAGTATATCCGTGATGTTGAAAGCCATCTTTTTCGACCTCTCTTTCTTTTTACTCAAATACGCCCATGTATTCGCGCATGAATTTTCTATAATCGACCGCCGCAGCGCACATTTTTGAAAAGTCGTCTAGTGGCTCTTTGCTGTATGTCCATGCGTCCATCTTGTCGCTGTACCGGATCTTTGTATCAAATACGCGATAGTGGCAGTTATTCCGCAGCCATTCTTCTGCTGCAAGGTTGCTTTCTGTCTTCTTGAAAGCTGTTAGAAGTACGCCGCCAACTTTTAAGCCTTTGTTGATCGCCTTGATGTTTGCTATTTGTTCCGTGATAATGTCCACGCCGTCAAGCGACCAGTCGTCAAGTTTTATCGTGATGATTGCTTCGTCGGAAGCGCAAAGCGCATTGATCACGCACATACTGACCGCTGGCGCGTTGTCAATAATACAAAAATCGTACTGATCGGCTACTTTATCCAGATATTCTTTGAAGCGGCTTGCTTGGTTGTCTGTCGCTGCTAATACTTCATATTCTGCCGCTTCCAGCGTCATATTTGCCGTTATTAGATCCAGCGTGTCTGTAATGTGAAAGACTGTCGGATCTATGCGCCGCAATATTTCATTCGTTCCGCAGTTGCTTGTCTTGTTGAATTTTTCAAAAAATCGGCTTGTATTTCCCTGCTTGTCGTTGTCTATCAGCAAAACGCGCTGTCTGTAATTTCTGCCAGATAGCTTTTGCGCCATGTTGATCGCTGTCGTTGTCTTTCCCACTCCGCCTTTTAGATTGATGATCGAAACTGTTTTCATTTTTTGCTTTCCTTCCCTTCGTCGTTTATTCATATTCGTAAAGTTTTATATTCTCCAGCACGCACGCGGCGCACGACTTCGGCTTTTCTTTTCCGTCGAAGCATTGTGGCGGCGTGAATTCTTCGCCGAAACAACATTCGCCCTTTTCCGCTGCGAACGCAAGCGCGCTTTTGATTTTCTCTTTGTCTTCCTGTGCGCAATATATTTCGATCCGTCGTTTTGGCTTGCTTGGTACTGCTGCCGGATCGGTCAATATTGTTTCCTGTGTTTGCAGATATGCTTCAAGTGTCCTTGTCGCTTCTTCTCCGCCGTAGCACACGGCGACTTTGTAGCCTTGCTTTTGCAGATCCGCGATCCACTCTTTCTGATTGTCCGTCGTTTTGTTCTTTCCGTACTTCATTTCGATATAAAGCCCAGCGAAGCCGCCGCGCGGTACTGGTAAACAAAGATCCGGTACTCCGGCTTTTACTCCCATAGCTTTGAAGCGTGCTGCTTCTGTCGCTGATCTCTTTCCGCCGTTTGGAATGTGAAAAAGCATTTTTAATTCTGGAAAGTGGTTTTTGTTCCAGTTCGCCCAGTCAATCACTCCCATTTGTTCGGTGTCTTCGCCGCGTTTTAGATTTCCGTACATTGTTATTTGCTCCCTTCCGTCTTTTCAACTCTCTTTTTCCAGCGCGTGTATCTGTAATATGTGCGCCACTCTTCCTTCGTTGTCAGTCGCCTATAATTCAAATACCTTCTGACTTCATCAAAATATTTCTGCACTTGCTTGTCGCCTATTGCAGCGCGCATTTGCGCTTTGCTTGGAGAAATAACGCCCAGAAGTCCGCGAATACCTTTTGCGCGAATTTGCTTCGGTGCTTTCGGTCTTTTTGACGTTTCCCATTCTGTATTTACGCACTTTCGTTTCATGCTTCTTCGCTCTCCGTTTCGTTTACTGTCATGTCGTGGATCAGCGTTTCAAGATCCTTTATGTTTCCATGCGTTCCGCAGTTTTCGCACACGTCGAATGGCATATTTCTATCTGCGCAGCTTTCGCAGACTTCTTCTTCTTGTCGTAGCTGTTCCAGTAGTTCTTCATAGTCCTTTTGTTGTGGTTCTGTCATGGTTCTTCTTTCCCTTCTTTCAGCGGTTTTTTATATTCTTTTAATTCTTCGACGATCAGATCATGCGGCAAAATGTCGCGGCAAAAATACGCCGTCGCGAATGACGCGCCTTTTTTATATTCTTCCATGCTGTTTGCGCTGTGAAATGCGATCCGCTTGTCAAACGCCAGAAGCTGTATTCCGTTTCGGAAATACTGGAAGCGTTCAACGCCTTGCAATGAATTAAGCGGCAGAAGCACGGCGAACGGCTTTTCAAGTTCGTAAAGCCTGCGCAATATTTCGTCTTTCTTCGTGAATGGCGGATTGCTGATAATCACGTCGTATTGATCCGGCTCATAGTCGAAGAAGTCTTGCCCTTCGTCTATGCAGCTTCTTTCGACGCTCCACCCCCCCCCTCTTAAATGTTTGATAGTATGCCGACCACTCTTTGTCAAAAGGTGTCCAGATCTTCTTCTCTTTGCTGATATATTTTGCAATCGGATCTACCGCGTAGAACGGCGTGTATTGTTCGTTCGATCCTTCGTCGCGCGCCGCTTGCAAATATCCTTTATTTTGTGCCATGTGCTTTTCCTTCTTTCTTTCTCGTTTCTGTGATGTTCACTTCTCCGGTTTCAAGATCCAGCGTGTAACTTTCTTTCTGTGACTGCTGCCGCCTGCTGCCGTCCTTGATCAGCGTGTACGTGAAATATAAAAAGCCTGTTACTTCGTGCCATGCTTCGGCTATGCTGTCTTTGTCGACATACCAGCCGGAAGGCACTTGAATGTTATGGTTGAATGCGTTTCGGCTCGATACTGTCTTTTTCTCCGGCTCTGGGATCGAAAGATTTTTACTCGAATTGTATCTTTTACCGCCGAAGCCTTCACACGTCTTCATGGTCTTTTCTGAATACTTCACGAAGTAGCTTGCTAGTTTGGCATATTGTCCACTATCGTCCATTGGCTTGATCGTGATAAATCCTTTTGACCAGCACGACTTCAACTTCTTTGTACTGATCTCATTGATTACCATGTGAATGTGTGCCGCCCCTCTCTCGCCGCGTTCTGCCACCCAGACATATTTCAAGATCCGCTCTTCCTGTTTGTAGATCTTCCGAAGCTGGCGCAGTAGCTTGTCAACGTCTGCTTTCAGTTCTTCTTTTCCTTCTGGTCTTTTCTCTTTCTCATACGACCATGTGACATATAGGCTTGATCCGTCAAAATTATCATTCAAGATCCATGTTAGCTTTTTGACTGCCTGCCTGCTATTTACTTTCTTTTGTGCTTCGCTGGTTTTATTCTCTTTCTTCCGTCTGCTTCCTTCTTTTGTGTCTGCTCTGGTGCTGTAGTAGTATGTATATTGCTTTGTCTTTCCTGCCTTGCATATTTCGCGTTTGTATGGCATTGGTTTTTGACCTGCCTTGTCGATAAAATAATATGCTTAACAAGTCATTAAAGCGGCTTTAATACCGCTATTTTATTGACTTTTTCGCGCTCCTATGCTATGATATTTATAGGTTGTTAATTTCATATTTTTAGGAATGCTAGATCCGGTTTGAATGTCAGTTCAAGCCGGATCTTTTTGTCTTGCATTGCGTCGCTTGTTTTGTCTCTTCGTTGTCTGTCAGAATGCAAAGCGCATTTGTGCCATTTCATCATGCAGCCTTTCATTTGCTTTTTTGAAATAATCTTCGTCAATCTCAAAGCCTAGAAAATCGTGTCCGGTGCGATATGCTGCCCGAAGACACGCGCCCGATCCTGCGTGTGTGTCCAGTATCTTGTCACCTGCTGCCGCGTAGTTTACAATGATCCATTCATATAAGCGGATCGGCTTCTGTGTTGGGTGGAACGTGAAGTCTTTTTGCAGTTCCGCGCGGTTTATCGTGACGATCCTTGTCGGCTTGTTCATGCTGCTATATGCCAGTTCGCAATCTGACATTGTCAAGCCGCGTTGTCCTTTATCCCATACAATCCAGCCTTTTGTGCCTTTCTGTAAATGCTCTATGAAGTAATTCCCCCCCCAGATGATCTGATTGACGCTCACGCGCTCCAGTTCGCGGAAATATGCTTCTTCTGGGATCTGTTTATCCCAGTTCTTCTTTTCGTGCGCTTTCCGGTTGTGTTTCGGATTTTTGTTGATACTAAGTTTTTGACCATCAACGCCTATCCCATACGGCGGATCGCAGATCGCGAGTTCAAAAAACTTGTCTGGGATCTTCTTCATTGCCTGCATACAGTCTTCATTGTATAGCCTGTTTAGTTCGTACATTGCTTATTGCTTAAAAGTATCTGTGTTTGAAGTCTCGCGCACGATCTTGATCTTGTCTTTTGCCATTAGCATGATCCGGCATTGCAAGCCTGTTTTGATCCCGATTTTTATTTGCTTCATTTTTTTGTCGCAGATCAGATCGACGGCGTTTTCGATCAGTTTCAGCACGTCTTCTGGCTGTCTGTATTCTCCGGAATTTTCGCCGAATAGTTCATTTGCGCGCTGCTTTGCAGTCTGTCGCCTGTTCGCCACCTCTTGATAGCTTAACGCCTTTTCACATTCGCAGCGCATTGTTGCAGCTTCTTCAAGCTGTGGTTCTGTCATGTCTGCGCCGCCGTCAATGATGATCTGTTGACCGCAGAAGCGACAAGATCCGCTTTTTGCTTCTCCTTTTGCCATGTTCTTTCCTTCCTTTCGCTTTTATAATATACTTGGCTTAGGGTTAACAGAAATAATCATAACTATCCCTCCCTAAAATATAACGACCATTTCTCCTCAATATTCTTTGCTATGTTATACGCCAAAACGCACGGAACCGCATTTCCAATGATTTTATATGCGTCACTAGAAGAAACGCCCTTGTTCTTACTTGTTGCCTTTAGTATAAACTGATAATCATCTGGAAATGTCTGAATACGTGCGCACTCACGAATTGTCAAACGTCTTTCCTTTAGTCCTCTTTCCAACTCTTCCTTATGCTTACCACCATGCTCTGCACATAATCGTCTATATTCGATATTTCCATGATGTTCCGATCTGATAGTCGGACCTACGGCATCTAACTTGACTTCTGTCTGTCCTTGACAATGCGCCCCCATATATTTTGCTTTGGAATACTTTGTTTGAGAAATATCAACGCTTTCTTCCGGTTCTTTTAACCCCACAAACGCATCTCCACAAGTGACAATATCCCAAAGATTTTTTCCATGTGTTATTGGTGGATACGGGTCATATTGCGCTGGAATAACTTTACTAGACAACGCCTTGACAGCCTCATCTGTTAAGACACTTTTCTTAAATCCAAAGAAAATAACTCGTTCCCTAGATTGCGGAACTCCATAGTTCGGAGAATACAATACTTTAGTAGGTACCACAATATACCCCCCATTTCCTGTCTCTGCAAAGTCACGCTCTATAACTTCCTTTACATCTTCAAGATTTGTCAAACCTTTTACATTCTCGGCAATAAACAATTTGGGGCTTGTAATTGTCACAACCTCTCTCATCCACATATATAGTTGCCCACGGCTTTCAACGGACGACTCCTTATCAGATAGCACACCACCCAAGTGGCTCTTTTGCGAATTAAATCCTAGTCTTTTTCCTGCTATTGAGAAGTCTTGACATGGAAAACCGCCTGTCACTATATCTATATTTGCGGGGAAAACATTTTCACCGGCGTTTGCCCTTTTAACAAGGTCGACAATGCTATCAAGATGATATATGTCGTTTGCATTTTCTCTTCTTTGAGAAAAATACGAAACCCACGCTGCTTTCGCATCAGGTCTAATGTCATTTGCAAAAACGGTTTCAAATCTTGTTGGTGCAACTCGAACCCAATCACCATTCGTTTCTTTTATCCACTCTGGGTGAATGTCACTATTGATTGACTTTTTCAAGCATATAAAATCACCCTCAAAGCCAATATCCATTCCTCCACAACCAGAAAATAGCGATAATAAATTCATAAGCCAAACCTCTCCTAAGTAACATTGTAATGCATTCCTGCTATTTTCAAAACAAGGCAAACGATCGCCGCGATCAAAAATAGCTGTGTTGCCGTCGTTACGCTCCACGCGCCGCGCGCGAACGCCTTTTCTGTTCTTCGCCGCCAGATCCTTTCTCTGATCGGCGACCATGATTTGTCGTCAATATATTCATTTGCAAATATCTTTCGACAATCGTTTCCCCATTTTTCTATATTCTCAGGCGTGTTTTCGTTTATGTAGTCAAATTCTAATCCGTACTTTCTGCAAAACTCCACGGCTTCGTCCAGTTCTTTTCCTACTCTGCAAGTCCACAAGATCAAAATGTGTCCGCGACGCTTGATTTCTTTGCAAGTGATAAACATAGGAATGCAAGGTCTTATGATTTCTGGGAATTTTGTTTCCGCCAGCGTTCCGTCGAAGTCTACCGCATAGATCCTTTTGTATTCGCCCTTCATGCTGTTACCTTTCCCATGCGCATGATGTTTCTAAAAGCTGCGCCGTGCCTTCTGCTTTCAAGTTCCGCGATCCTTCTTTCTGCGACTGTTCCGATCAATGCGTTCAATCTCTGTAATTCTCCGCTTGAAATAATGCCGTGTGCTTCCATAGCGTTCGCATATCCCACAATGATCGCCGCGTTTGTATATACGTCTTCACGGCTTGCCGCTTCCTTTGTCTGTGCGATCAGCTTTTCAATGGTCTTCAAGTCCTTTTTCTGTGTCTCTAAATGCTCTTTGTTTGCCTGCACGAATACTTTTTCGTGATCCTCGCTTTCAAACGTCTTCCAGACTTCCTTCAAGAGATCGTCAAGTGATACCGCCTGCACAAAAGTTTCAATTTTCATCATTTTTCTTTCCTTCCTTTCTCTTTTTCTTTATTCTTCGTTTTGCCCCCCCCCGAAGGCGGCGTGCTTATGTCTGACATATCCGCGCCCAGTTGTGCGACTGTGACTTCGTAAGCTGTGAAAAGGTGCGGCATTTCATCAATATATTTTTTGAATTCTCTGGACTGCATACGCCCTTCGATCTCCACGTATGTTCCTTTGTGAAGGACTGCTGCCACGTCTGCGACATTGCCCCAGCATATACACGGCAGAAAGTCGGCTTTTTCTTTTCCGTTCGATACTGCCACCATAAGACTTACGACGTGAACGCCTTTTCTTGTGGTTCGCATGACTGGCGTTTTACACACATTCCCTTTCAGCGTGACTTCGTTCTGTTGCTCTGCTGGCGGATCGTTTATTGCTAAGACTTCCGCTTCGACGTAGATCTTGACAGAAGGTTCAGTCGGTTTTCTTTCAAATACGTTTTGCGTTCTGACCTTGCCGCCGATCAGCACTTCCGCATCTTTTCTGATTTTTGAAAGATTTTTCTTTGTCTTTGCGACTGATCCTGCATACTGCAAGATCAATTCGTCTTGCGTTCCGCTTCTCCTTGGTACTCTTATTTTTGTTTCATAAATTTCTTTCTTCCATTCTGGTGCTGTTAGTATCAGCTTCGGCGTTTCTGTGATCA